GCTCTCGTAGTGTAGCTATTGGTAGAAATGCTTTAGGAACACAAAACTTTACGACAGCTACAAACACTTACAACACAGCAGTGGGCTATGATGCAGGAGCAGCAGTAACCACAGGCGTAAAAAACACTCTCATTGGTGGACTTGCAGGTGATGCAATTACGACAGGAGGGAATAACACAGCCGTTGGTTATCAGGCTTTATCCGCAAACACTACCGCCTCGCAAAACACAGCCGTTGGTTTAAATTCTTTACTATCAAACACTACTGGCGCTAGTAATGTTGCAGTAGGTCAAGCTGCTTTGAGTCTTAACACCACAGCGGCTAACAACGTAGCAGTTGGTTATGCGGCATTAGCTGCAAATACTACAGGCAACCAAAATGTAGCAGTAGGTGCTAATGCTCTTGATGCTAATACTACTGGGGTGAATAACACAGCAGTTGGTTTTAACTCACTGACAACAAATACTACAGCGCATAACAACACGGCACTTGGATTTGATTCTTTAGCCGTAAACACTACAGGCACACAAAATGTGGCATTAGGGCGTAGTGCTTTAACGGCTAACACTACAGCGTCTGACAACACAGCAGTTGGTTATCTTGCTTTACTAGCAAATACTACAGGCCACAGTAACACTGCGGTAGGTAAAAGTGCTGGTGCGGCTATCACCACAGGTAATCAAAATGTTGCTGTGGGAATGACTGCTTTAGACGCTAATACTACAGCAAGTAACAACACAGCACTTGGTTATGGCGCATTAACCGCTAACACTACAGGTGCTGACAATGTTGCTGTGGGCCGCACAGCTATGGAGTCAAACACTACAGGTGCTAATAACACCGCAGTTGGAAAAAGTGCGGGTCAAGCAATGACCACAGGCGCACTTAACACTTTTATCGGTGCTTTATCTGGTGATGCAGTAACTACGGGAGGGCAAAATGTAGCTGTTGGGCAAAATGCTTTAGGTAATACTACTACAGCAGCTAACAATACAGCTATTGGTTATCTTGCTTTACTAGCAAATACTACGGGTACTGAAAACGTAGCTGTTGGGGCTATGGCTTTAGATGCGGTTACTACAGCAAGCTACAGCACCGCAGTTGGAACAAGTTCTTTAAGTGCGGCTACTTCGGGTGGGTTTAATACTGCTTTTGGTAGACACGCTGGCGTAGGAGTAACTACAGCTTCAGGGCTTACTCTTATTGGAGAACGTGCTGGTGGTGTTATTACTGAAGGAGGAAATAATACTGCTGTAGGTCAGCTTGCGTTACAATCAACAACTACAGGCATTAATAATTGTGCTGTAGGTGAAAGTGCTGGTAATACTAACACTACTGGACGTTTTAATACTTCTATTGGTACAGATTGTAACCAAATTACTACGACAGGTGAAAATGTTACTATAGTTGGTTATCTTTGTAGATCATCAGGCCAAGATGTTGATAATGAAGTTGTTATAGGCAGTAACGGCATGATAGGTAAAGGCGCAAGCACTGCATTTATTAGTGGTGGCAATGGGCCTGTATTTGCTGGTAATAATGCTACTGCTTTCGCCCAAACTTCAGATAGAAGAATTAAAAAAGATATTATACCAAACAACAAAGGCTTGGAATCAATAAAACAAATTGAACCTAAGTACTTCTACTATAAATCAGATGAAGAAATGCAAGCAGAACTTCCTGATGCACAAGAAGGGTTGCCGTTAGATAAACAGTTTACTTCTGCAATCGCTCAAGAGCTTGAATTAATATTTCCAGAAGCCATAGAAAAACGTACTGAGAATAATATCTTATCAGTAAATACTGACCCTATATTTTGGTCAATGGTAAACGCAATCAAAGAACTATCAGCAAAAAACGATGCTTTAGAAGCACGTCTAACAACCTTGGAAGGGTAACCAAATGGCAGACAGAACAGACGCAGAACTACTACGAGACTTTACAGCAATGGGTCACTCCATAACACTCATTACAGATGTAATAGCTGGAAATGTACAGGCAGACGAATCAGCCGCAGATAGACAAGATTGTGTAGACAGAAACACACGACATCTTGAGCTAATGAAAGCCAAGTCTGACTGGGGTAGTGAAAACATGACAGCTACAACTAATGCTATTACAGCAGGTAACGGCTACACCGCATCTTAAAGGATTTTTTATGAAAGCGGCAGACTTAGATAAGAGAGTTACAGTTGTAGAAGTCCAACTTGAAGAGAGATGGAAAGAAACAATTTTGCGAATAAAGAGAATTGAGGCTATACTCATTGGCAGTGCAGGTACTATGATTGTTCTTTTCGCTACAATGCTCTGGAGAATGTAAATGACAAAGAAACTTCAATCAGATAGCAAATACGCGGTGGCGGATGCTGATGGAGATGGAGTAATCACTGACGACGAAATGGATCGCCATGCCATGTGGGTGAGGCTTGAAAACGAAGATAAACAGGCAGACACTCAGCGGATGATGGCTTTAACTTCTATGATTGTTAGTATTGTGGGGGTTGCGTTGTTATTACTGCCTATAATTTCTTTAGCCAGAATGGAATCTGTTTCGCCTGTACTGTCTACATTCTTAATTGCTAATACTGGAATTGTTGCGGCTTATATAACTGGTTCGGCATTATCTAAAACAAAAATGAAATAGGAGAGTAAGATGTTTGCACTATTAGGTTCGGTTCTAGGTTTTGCAAGTTCTGCTGTTCCAGCCATCACAGATGCGTTTGCCAAAAAACAAGACAACAAACACGAATTAGATAAAATGAAAACAATGGCTGAGTTAAGAGCCGCAGGTTATGACCATGACGTTAGAATGTACGAAACGATGGGTGCAGATAACGAACACGATCGCCTTATTCAGCACGATATAAGTATAAATCAAGGTGTTGGTTTTATATCAGGTCTACAAAAATCAGTCAGGCCAGTTATAACGTATGCGTTTTTTCTTTTATTCGCTACAATAGAAATTACATTACTAATGGAAGCACTAAAAGCAGGAACTAATTTTTCTGAAGCCATAAACGTCTTGTGGGATGATGAGACTAAAGGAATATTTGCGGCCATACTATCTTTCTGGTTTGGCTCAAGAGCTATAGATAAGGCAAGGAAAGTAAAATGAACAAAGAACAGCTACAAGATCAAATCTCAGCAGACGAAGGTTTAGTTGAAGAGATTTATTTAGATCATTTGGGATTGCCAACATTTGGGATAGGCCATTTAATTTTGGCATCAGATGAAGAGGACGGGCAAGAAATAGGGACGCCAGTAAGCAAAGAAAGAATAAATCAATGTTTTCAATCAGACTTAGAGAATGTTTTATTAGATTGCGAAATCCTTTATCCTGATTTTTACGAACTCCCAGATGAAGCTCAAGAAATAATAGCTAACATGATGTTTAATATGGGAAGGCCTCGGCTATCTAAATTTAAAGGCATGAAGCGTGGCATTGATGAAAGAGATTGGAATTCAGCTGCTGATGAGATGGTTGACAGCCGTTGGTATAACCAAGTTACAAATAGAGCCGACCGGCTAGTTAATAGAATGAGAGAGATTAGTTAATGACGCTGCAATTACTTCAATTCAAAGCTGGTGTTGTAAAAGACATTACTGAATATTCCGCAGGTAAGAACGGACCGTTCTGGGTGGACAGTAATTTAATTCGTTTTAAGAACGGATACCCAAGCAAAATAGGCGGATGGGTTAAAGACACAATAACAGCTTTAACAACAGCAGGCTCTGTAACTGATATTGAGGCTACTATTCAGGGTATAGCTCGCAAGATGGTTTTCTGGAGGTCTATTTCGGATGGTGAAGATAGAATTGCTGTTGGCACTCATAATCACCTTTACATAATTCAAGACAATTCTCTTTATGATATTACGCCTATTAGAGATACCTCTGCTCAGGCAGGAGTTTTAGGTGAGGCTTTAGACAACAGCGAAACGACTATTACTTTAGTTTCAGTTGCAGGTTTTCCAACAGCAGGTGCATTTAAAGTTGATGATGAAATAATAACTTACACAGGCATTACTAGTAATAATTTTACAGGATGTACGAGGGGAACCAATTCTACTTCAGCGGCAACTCACAGTGATGCAACGGCTGTTGTTAGGGTTTTGGTTAACCCGATTACAACAGCAGGCACAACGACAGTAACAATAACAGATAATCTTTACGGAGCTAAAGATGGAGATTTCGTTGTTATAAGCGGTGCGGCAACAGTTGGCGGTGTTTCTACTGATAATTTAAATAGGTTGGCAGGTTATCAAATAACAACTTTAACGGCAAACACATACACAATTACCATACCTACAGCCGCAAGCAGTACGGCCACAGGCGGTGGAGTTGCTGTTGTCCTTACTTATTTAATAGGTGCTGACGCAGGATTAGGTTATCAATCGGCAACTCCTGCTCTTGGTTGGGGTGCTGGTGGTTGGGGTGAATCTACTTGGGGTACTCCTAGAGCTTTATCTTCGGCAGATATATCACTAGACAACTCATCTTGGGATTTAGACCTATGGGGCGAAGACCTTATAGCGACTGTTCGTGGTGGTGCTTTATATTACTGGGATACTTCTGTTGGCTTAACAACAAGAGCATCACTAGTTTCGGCTATAGTCGGGGCAGTAAGCGTACCTGCTAAAGTCAGAGTAAGTACAATTAGCTTTCCAGACAGGCATTATATTGCAGGTGGTTGTTCTGACTATATTGCAGGAACTTTTGATCCTATGCTTGTCA